ACAAACTGAAAGGAATTCGCTGTGTCTCTCGCAGAAGGCGTATCCGCGCGCGTAGCCTACAAATTCTACACGTCCGGAGCCATCACCACCAACGCACTCGACGATATCGCAACCGCTCCCGGTGCTACCGGCGGCCAGATTCTTCGCCGCGTGTCGAGCACAATCGCGCTGAAGAAGGCGACATACCAGTCGGCCGAAGTCCGTATCGACCGCCAGATTGCCGACTTCCGCCACGGCGTCGGGCACGTCGAAGGCAATATCTCCGGAGAGCTGTCGCCGGAGACTTACATGGACTTCTTCGAGGCCGTGCACCGCGATACCAAAACAGCGTCGCTCACCCTGCTCCCAGCCACGCTTACCTCCGTCGCCTTCTCGCACTCGTCCTCGACGATCACCTTCGCCGCCGGCAATCCGGTCACCGCCGGGCTGTTCGTCGGCGACATCATCAACTTCACCGGCCTGACCACGACACCGGCCAACAACAACGTCAACTTCACCATCATCAGCTTCGGCGGCACTACCAACGAGACGCTGACCGTCACGCCGGCGCCGACCGTAGGGGTTGCGGATACGACCTTCACGCTGACCCGCCCGGGTGCAGCCACCATCGTTCCGCGCACCGGCCACGTCTCGCGCAAGCTGGCGGTCGAGGTCTACCACGAGGATCTGGATATCGCCCGGCTGTACCAGGAGAACCGGCTCGGCAGCTACAAGATCACCGTCCCGGCCTCGGGCATGATCACCTGTGAATTCGGCGTCCTCGGCCGGGCCGCGACCTCTCTGACCAGTGGTGCCGCGCCCTACTTCACCGCCCCCGCCCTGCCGCCTTCCGCCCCGGTCGTAGCCTCGGTCAACGGGGTTCTGCTGCTCAACGGGGTGAGCGTCGGCGTCATCACCGCCATCGACTTCACCATGAACCTCAACCCCAGCCAGGCCGACGTGGTCGGGCAGAACTTCTCCGCCGAAATCTTCCTCGGGCGCTCCAACCTCTCGGGCCAGATTTCCGCCTTCCTCGCGGATACCACGCTGTTCGATGACTTCACTAACGAGAGCAGCCTGCAAATCCTGCTGACCCTGACCAGCTCGTCAGCGGCCAACAGCCCGGCGATTACGTTCTTCCTCCCCTACGTCAAGCTGGGGAGCGCCGATCTGAACCTGACCGGCGAGGCGCAGCAGACCATCTCGTCGTCGTTCCAGGCCCTGCTTTACCAGGGCACCACGCCCGGCGTGCCGATTACGACTGTCCGGATCCTCGACACCGCGGCTTAGGACAGTCCGCAATCTCGCCGACACGGGAGACTTGGTGCCAAGCCGGACGAGGCGGGTGTCGGCCCGCCTCGTCACAACCCCTCCGACAAGGGACAAATCACATGAGCAGCCTTCGCGACCAGCTTTCGTCGCTGATGATCAGCGTCGATCCGCCTAGCCGTATGACCATCATCAACCCCTACACACGCCAGCCCGTGCGGGGAAAGGACAACGAGGACACCGCTTGGGTGGAAGTCCTGTCCGAAAGCAGCGGCCCCGGCCGCGCCTTCCTCCGCGACCAGACCGACCAGATCATGATGCGCAAGGGGCGCGTGGCCCGGTCCGAGGACCTCGAGGCGAACCTTTCCGACAAGGCCGCCCGGCTGACCGTGGGCTGGCATCTGCTCGGGCTGGATGGCGGTGCCCCGCTGCCCATTCCCTTCTCCCTCGGCAATGCCCGCGACCTCTATGCCATGCCGGAAATGGCCTGGCTGCGCGATCAGGTACTTGAGCATGCGGCCGACCTGGGAAACTGGCGCCAGACGAGCTTGACGACCTCGTCGCATACGCAGAGCACCAATTCCGTCTCGACAGAATCGGCGTAGACGGAACCTCCGAGCGCGATCACCTCGAAAGCGCACAGCGGCAACTTGGTAAGCCGCTGGACGCCCTGATCGGCCCGCCGCTACCGCCGATCTGCCGCCACCTCTGGCGCTGGTTCACTGAGCTATCAGTCGCCAGGGGCGGCAACGGCTTCGGCCCCAACCCCATCCGCTATGTCGATATCGCCGCATGGTCCGACACCATGGGCACGGTGATTCACCCCGGCGAGGTCCGCGTCCTGCTCCGGCTGGATCAGGTCTACCTCACCGCCGTGGCAGTGGCGCAGCCGAAGAAACCCGCTCCCAAGCCTCCCGCTAAAGGGCGCTGAAAAGGCAAACTCACCGTGGCACTATCGGTCGAACAGCAAACCATCATCACCGCGACGATGAATGCGTCTGGCTACGTCACCCCGGCGCAGAAGGTGGCAGCGGCGAATAAGGAGATGGCGGCCAGCGGCGAGGTCGCCGTCTCCACCACGGCCAAGCTGACGAAAGCACTGCTCGAAGGCCGCAATGCCTACGAGCGATTCGCCCTTCAGTTGGATACTTCCATCCGGGCGGCGAACTCCTATGACGCCGTCATCAACCGCATGGCCAAGAGCCACCAGAACGGATGGTCGACACTCAGCCAGGTCAACGCCGTCCTCGGCGTAGCGGCTGAGAAATACGCCCAGGTCACGGCCGCATCCTCCCGCACCATCGAGCAGCTCACCACCCTCTCAGCGGCCAACAGCGCCCGCGCCGCGCAGCAGGCCCGCGCGATGGACGCCACGGCCAGGGAGATTGCCCTCCTGCAGAACTATGGCGCGTCGCTGGATAAGGTCCGCGCCTCCTACAATCCGCTGTTCGCGGCCGCGCAGCAGTTCACCCTGGCCCTCGCCCGGGTAGATGACGCGCAGCAGAAGCAGGCGATCACCGCGCGAGAAGCCGGGCTTGCCCGCGATCGGGAGACGGCCGCCTACCGCGCCGCCATCGCTGCCCATCGCGAGTATGCCGCATCGCTTGGCGGCACTATCGGGGCAAAGACGCTCTCCGGGATTGACGACTTCGAAGCGGCAGGTCTCGACGCTTCCAAGATCAAACTGATGCGGAGTGAGTTCGCCAAGGGCATGGCCCCGCCGAAGCCTCCGCTCGAGGACCTCGATGCACTGAAGGCCCGCTACGACCGGCTGACCGATGCATCCAACCGATATCTCAAGGCACTTAGCGATATCGACAAGCTGGCGCAGGCCGGGCTGGTCAATCCGTCGCAAGCCAAGATGATGCGCGAACGGGCGGGCGAGGATCACCCGCTATCCCCCAAGAACACCGCCAAGGCCGATGACGACCTCGAAGGCCTGAAGCGGAAGTGGGACAGCCTCTATGCGGCGTCCATGCGCTATGCCGAGGCCGTCGAGGATATAGACAGGCTGCAAGCCAGAGGGGCGGTATCCCCGGCTCGCGCTCAATTCCTGAAGGACCAGGCGGCGCAGGAGCATCTCGCGCCCGGCAAGATGGCGGTCGAAAAGGAAAAGACCGAGGACCTCGACAAGCTGCGGATGCAATACGACAGCATCTACGCCGCATCCAAGCGGTACGAGCGGGCGCTTGCCGATATCGAAAAGCTGGAATCCTCCGGCACCGTCAAGGCCGCGACAGCCGAGCGGCTGCGGGAGGCCGCGGCGACGGATCACTTGACTGAAACCACCAAGCGCGCGGGCAAGGAAGCCGATAAGACCCGGTATCTGACCGGCGGCGCGATCCGCGAAATGCTCGTCCTCGGCCATGAGTCGCTGTTCGGCTACTACTCCCGAATCCCCGGCTCGCTCTGGGTGCTGATGGAACGCTTCGGCGCCATGGAAAAGATCATGGGCCACGCCAAGCAATGGCTGGTCACTCCGTTCGCCATGGCCACCGTCGCGATCACCGCGACCGTCGCCGCAATGGCGCTGCTGGGCTATTACGCCGAGGTCAACGAGCGCCGTCTCAACACTCTCCGCGATCGGCTGTCAGGCATCCGCACCGATTCCACTGCGATGGCATCGGCGGTTGATTCGTCCGCCCGTTCGATGGCCCGCGATCTGCCCGGCGTCTATCGGGACGACGCCCTGGCCGCCGCACAGTCGTTTGCTCAGCAGCCGAACTTCCATGGGGGCGCGAAGCAGCTTGCTACCCTCGGGGCGCTCACGCTGCAATTGTCCCGCGCGCTCGGCGAGGACTTCACTGAAGCCGCCAAGAAGATGGCCGAGAGCTTCAGCGATCCGGTCAAGGCAACGCAGGATATGATCGGCCACCTGCGCGGGTTCGATCAGGCCCTGGTCGATACCGTCAAGGCGGAGGAGGCGTTGCACGGCAAGGACGCGGCAACCGTCATGTTCCTCAATGCGGTTCGGCAGGCGGCTGACCAGGCCGGGCCGACGCTGACGCGACTGCAAACGGCGCTGCATGACCTCTATGTCGAGTTCAAGGGCACCAAGGATAGAGGGGTGGACTTTGCTCACGCCCTCGGCGGCCTGGTGGATGCCGGCGCCGCGGTTGCGATCGAAACCCTGACCGGCCTGCTCCGCGATACGCGCGAGATGTATAACCTGATCAAAGGCCTCGTTCCCGGGCTGCCGAACATCGGCTCGGGACCGTCTTTCAGCGATGCCCTCCGGCTGGCGATCAATCCGCTCGGCACAGTGATCGGCGGGATCCGCACCGCACAGCCGAATGTCGCGACCGGCGATCCCGGCGGGATACCGGTGTATGGACCCAACGTGCACCACCAGGTGCATGGCCAGATGGTCGACGAAAGGGCCGTCGGCGCGTTTCAGGTCCTGCCGAGC